TCCTGAAGAGTTTCTGATACAGCGTTCTGCTTACTACGCCAATCAGAACAAGGCTCAGATGGAGTCAGTAGACAACAACTTTCTTCGAGATAGTGACCCTCGTATGCCTTTGTTTGCAAGCAAGCAGTCAAAGGTCACGTTCGGTTCTGGTTCTTAAATTTTCAAGGAGTCCTTAAATGGCATCAGTCGCTTCTCCCTACGGGCTTAAGCCCGTAAATGAGTTGGGTGGCCTACCGTACGCAGGTAGCACCCGCTCATTTTTATTCGACCCCGCTGGCTACGCCGCCAATGTCTACAACGGCAGTTTGGTGTACGTTAAGGCTACGGGTTACGTTGAAATCGTTACCGCTACCGGCGCTGACGCAACAACCAATGGCTTTCCTGTTGGCACCGCTAATACCGGCGCTGTAGGCGTGTTCGTCGGTTGTTCGTACACCAACACCCAAGGCCAAACGGTTTTTTCGCAATACTACCCTTCCGGTGCCCTGAACGGGGTAGCGCTTGTGGTTGACGATGATCGCTGCGTGTTCCAAGTCCAGTCCGCTGGCTCGGTAACCCAAGCGGCTTTGGGCCTGAACGTGTTCTTCTCAACCGGCGCTGTTTCTACTGGTAGCACTTCTACTGGTAACTCAACCGCTTCCGTTGTGGCAGGTGCTTCCGGTGTCACTACTACCGCCGCTTTCCGCGTCGTTGGTTTTGTGAACATGGTTGGTTTCTCCACCGTGGGTGACGCATTTACTGACATTCTGGTGAAGTTCAACCCCGGATACCACGCCTACAGCAATGCTGTTGGCCTGTAAGGAGCTAAATCATGGCAATTTCACGCGCACAACTACTGAAGGAACTCCTTCCCGGCCTCAACGCCCTTTTCGGTCTTGAGTACGCTCGGTACGGTGAAGAGCACAAGGAACTCTACGAGACTGAAACCTCTGAGCGTTCGTTTGAAGAGGAAACCAAGCTGTCCGGTTTCTCTGCTGCACCAGTCAAGAACGAGGGCTCTGCCATCGCTTACGACAACGCACAGGAAGCATGGACGACTCGCTACAACCACGAAACCATCGCTCTGGGCTTCTCCATCACTGAAGAGGCCGTGGAAGATAACTTGTATGACTCGCTGTCTGCTCGTTACACCAAGGGTCTGGCTCGTGCAATGGCGTACACCAAGCAAGTCAAGGCTGCTGCCGTCATCAACAACGGCTTCACCAACTCTTCTGCGTACTACGGCGGCGATGGCGTTCCTCTGTTCTCCACGGCTCACCCGCTAACTGGCGGCGGCACCAACAGCAATCGTCCCACCACTGGCGCTGATCTGAACGAGACTTCTTTGGAAGCCGCCGTCATTCAGATCGCTGCTTGGACGGATGAGCGCGGTCTGCTGATTGCTGCAAAGCCCAAGAAGATGGTCGTCCCACCTGCTCTGCAATTCGTTGCTACTCGTCTGTTGGAAACCAGCCTCCGTGTTGGCACTGCCGACAACGATATCAATGCGTTGAAGAACAACGGCTCGATTCCTGAGGGCTACTGCATCAATCACTTCTTGACCGATACGAATGGTTGGTACCTGACCACTGATGTGCCCAACGGTCTGAAGCACTTTATCCGTTCACCTCTGGCGAACTCCATGGATGGTGATTTTGATACGGGGAACGTACGTTACAAGAGCCGTGAGCGTTACAGCTTTGGCTGGTCGGACCCGCTTGGAGTCTTTGGAAGCCCCGGTTCGTCTTAAAAACAAGGGTTTACCCCTAATTTTAAGGCCCTTCGGGGCCTTTTTCTTTGCCTGTTGACTTTTGCTTGTTTTGTGGTACATTACCTGTTACTAAGTCACAGGAGCCACTATGGACACTATCAGATTACCAAAAACCCGCGCCGAAGCCAAAGCCACCGGAGCTAAACACTACTTCACAGGGGAGCCTTGCAAGCACGGGCATGTAGCCCCACGCAAAACCAAAGGGGCCTGCATAGAGTGCTTGAAAGTTGAGTGGGTCAAAAGCGGTGTTGAACGCGCCGACTACTTTATCGCCTACAACAGACGCGAAGAAGTTAAAGATCGTAAAAATGAGTGGTATCAAGAAAACCGCGAAACGGTAATCAATACCGCCGCCACTCGCCCCGCGCACGTATTGCGCGAGTACCGAAACACGTGGAAAGCTAACCACAAAACCCAGATTAGGGCGGACACAAAAGCCCGAAGGCGTAAACATCGGGACGCCACCCCACCGTGGCTGAGTCGCAAGCAGAAGTCGGAGATACGGCAGATTTACCAAGTTGCCATCACTATGACCCAGACCACTGGCGAACAGTACGTTGTAGACCACATTGTTCCTCTGCGCTCAGAGGAGGTTTGTGGGCTGCATGTACCGTGGAACCTACGTGTGATCACCCAAGAAGAAAACTTAAAAAAGTCAAACAGGCTCCTTGCCCCCACCGCCGATTCCTGATATATTGCAACCACTCCGGGCTTTCCGGTGCATTAGACAGCCCCGGCTGACGACATACAGACTAATGCACCTAACTTGTATGTAAGGAAAAATCATGGCACGTACTACGTTTCAAGGCCCAGTTCGATCATTGGGCGGCGTCTATCAGCAGGGCCCAGCCGCTGTTGTTGAGATCACAACCAGCACCACATTAAGCCCCGAAGCTCACGGCGGTCGTATCATTTCTGTTGGCGGCTCTTTAGCCGCTGCGTTGACACTGACATTGCCCGCGATCAATGTTTCAACTAACCCCATTACGTCTGGCCCCGGTCAAGACCCCAATACACTGAACAACGAAGGCGTTGTTTACACCATCTGGGTGCCCACAACTATCTCCACTAGCTCGTTGAAAATCGGTGTTACCGCTGCTTCTGGTGACTTGTACGTCGGCGCTGTAATGTCTATTGATTCAGACACATCTGGTGCTGTGGTTGCTTTCTCTGCTAACGGCTCTTCCAATGACTTCATCAACTTGAACGGTACAACTACCGGCGGCGTTGCTGGCACATGGGTTCAGATTGTGGCGATTGCTGCTAACAAGTACATGGTGAATGGGAATGTTATTGGTTCCGGCACTGTCGCTACACCGTTTGCAGACTCTTAATCAACTCAAGGGGCTTCGGCCCCCGTTCTAAAGGAGATTGATTATGATGCAGACAGACGTAAAACAGGGACACCTAAACCAAAGTGGTTTTTTTGTTCTTGGGCGAAATCGCGTTAAGGGTATTTCGTTTTTTGGCGCTGGTACGGATGCCACGTTGGTGTTGTTTGATACCGCTTCTGTTCCAGTGACTGCCAGCGTTACATACGCTCGTTCTGGTACGACAGTGACGGTAACAAAAGTAGCGCACGGTCTGGTTACAGGCGATGTTGTTGGCATTCACTTTGACAGCAACACAAGCCAATCAGCAACAGATGGCAACTACACCATCACCAGAACCGGCGCAGATACCTTCACGCTTACAGACGTTAACACTGGCACTATTACCTCTACTGCGGCTTCGTATGTAAGTGGCGGCGGACGTTGGTTGATGACCTACGAAATTGACAGCACTGATACTTTCAGTAATGCGCCGTTTATTCCGGGTGAAGGTGTGCTTGCAGTCAATGGTATTTATGCCTTGATGACCAACATTGACTCTACGCAGATTTTCTATGGCTAAGAAAAAAGGCCCGGTTCTCTCTGTGGGTCGGGGCGAGAAGCTGCCGATCTCCAAGGGCGCTGGACTGACTGCCAAGGGCAGGGCCAAGTACAACGCAGCAACTGGCAGCAACCTGAAGGCTCCACAGCCCCAAGGTGGCCCACGCAAGGATTCGTTCTGCGCCCGGATGTCAGGTATGCCGGGGCCAATGAAAGACGAGAAAGGCAAGCCGACCCGAAAGGCTGCTGCTCTTGCAAGATGGAAGTGCTGACATGAAACACGAATTGACAGAATCCACAAAGCACATCATTGACGCGCTTTCTGTCGTAACCGTAATTGGAACATTGGCGGACATGCTACCTTCTATTGCGGCCTTGTTCACAATCATCTGGACAGGAATCCGAATCTGGGAAACGGACACGGTTCAGCGCATTCTCAAGAGGAAAGAATAATGCCCTCTACCTCAAAAGCCCAACACAATTTCATGGCTGCGATTGCCAATTCGCCGTCGTTTGCCAAGAAAGCAGGAGTCCCACGGTCCGTGGGTAAAGACTTTACAGCGGCTGACAAAGCGCTAAAACTACCTGCCCGTGCGGGTAGCCGACCCGACCTGCAAAAGGTAAACAATCCCAAGACCAATCAAGGTCGTAACGAACTTTTCAAAGAAGGTGGTGATACTATGGCTACGAAAATGAACCCCGGCATGATGGCAATGATGGCTAAGAAGAAAGCTGGAGCCAAACCTGAAATGCCCACGAAAAAAATGGCTAGCGGCGGTATGACTTCCGCACTGGAAAAACACGCTGGTAAACCCGCATCTAAGGCCCATGCTGGTCTCAAAGGCGGCGGGTACGTCCGGGCGGCTGACGGTATTGCTTCCAAGGGCATGACCAAAGCAGCTAGGCCAACGATGGCTGGTAGCACCACAGGTATGAAGAAAGGTGGGAAGTGCTGATGGGACGCCCTACTCAACAAGAAATTGATGACGCCCGTGCCGAACAAAAAGGCACAGTTGACAAGGCATATGCAAAGTCGCTAACTGTTACGGAGCAGGCCCCTGCCCCCGCGCCAAAGGCATCTGCGCCTAAGCCACCGGCAGTCAAGAAGTACGCTCGTGGCGGCGGCATTGAGCAGCGCGGGAAAACCCGTGGGCGGATGTGCTAAATGAGAGCAAGCAGAGGTATGGGGGACATCAACCCCTCTAAGATGCCAAAGGCCAAGAAAACGGCACGCCGTGATGACACGGACTTTACGCAGTATGCCGAGGGCGGAGAAGTAAAGTCAAAGGTTAACGAAGCTGGCAACTACACCAAGCCCAGCCTTCGCAAGCGCATCTTTAACAGCGTCAAAGCTGCGGCGATTGTAGGCACAGGTGCTGGGCAATGGAGCGCGAGAAAAGCGCAAGTTATGGCTAAACGATACAAGGCCGCAGGCGGCGGGTACAAAGATTGAAAGCACCGCAGCAATCCCTCAAGGACTGGGGTGACCAGAAGTGGCGCACCAAGTCTGGTAAACCGTCTTCCAAGACGGGGGAGAGGTATTTGCCAGAGGCGGCTATCAAAAGCCTGAGCCCTGCTGAGTATGCTGCAACCACGAAGGCCAAAAGAGCAGGTAAAGCCAAGGGCAAGCAGTTCGTAGCGCAGCCCAAGGGCATTGCAAAGAAAACAGCAGGGTTTAGATAATGGCAACTTCTGGCACGACGATATTCAATCTTGACCTAGTTGAGCTAGTTGAAGAGGCGTTTGAGCGCTGTGGGGCCGAGTTGCGCACGGGCTATGACCTGAAGACCGCACGGCGCAGCCTGAATCTGATGTTTGCCGACTGGGCCAATCGTGGCCTGAACATGTGGACGTTTGAGCAGGGGTCGATCACGCTGGTTGCCGGTACTGCCACATATGACCTCCCTGCGAGCACAGTTGATCTTCTTGAGCACGTTATACGTACGGGCGCAGGCAGTGCTGCAACACAGGCTGACTTGACCATCACACGCATCAGCGTGTCTACGTACGCTACGATACCCAACAAGCTGCAACAGGCTCGCCCAATCCAGATTTACATTGACCGCAAAACGTCTATCCCGCAGGTTACTGTGTGGCCGATTCCTGATAACACGCAGACCTACACGCTGGTCTATTGGCGTCTGAAGCGTATTGATGACGCAGGAACTGGTGTTAACACAATGGACGTACCCTTCCGGTTTATCCCCTGCATGGTTGCGGGTTTGGCCTATCATCTTGCCATGAAGGTGCCGACTGGTGGTGAACGCCTGCCGATGCTAAAGCAGCAGTACGACGAGGCATGGGCTCTGGCTTCTGAAGAGGACCGTGAAAAAGCTGCG